CATCATATTGCCAGACCTCGTGGCACTCGACCGGGTGATTCCGGCCCTGACCCCCGCAGACTTCGCAGTGGTGGCCTGCATCCGCGTAGGTCTGCTTTCGGAGCTTGTCCCAGTCCTTCGGGGCCAACTCGGACCGGAGGTTCTTCCCCCAGGCCGTTGAAGGAACCAGCTCGACCGTCAGCAACACCGCCTTGTCGGAGCAGTCGGTGAGGTCGAAGTCCTGAAAGCTGTCACCCATCTCCGAACCTCTCCTTCAATCGCGCCCTGACGGCAGGAGGGACGAGTCGGTCAACCACCTCGCGCCAGCCCGTGGGCCCGATGAGCCCCTTCACCAGACTGGACGACACCTCGCAGTATTCACGGGGCGGGATGAGATACACACTCTCGATGTCGGGATCAATGTCCTCGTTGACGTGCCTCATCATTTTCTCGAAGGCCAGATCCTCGGCTGACCGAACGCCCCGCACCAGGTGGGTCGCCCCCACACGGGATGCGTAGCGGACGAGGTAGTCCGCCTCGAAGCTGGTGACCGTGACCTTCTTCTTTTCGGGCCAGACGATGACCTTCTCCAGCAGCATGTCCACGGTTTCCTGGAGCATGGCCTTGCGCTCGTCCAGGTCAAACATCACGTTCTTGTCCGGGTTCACGCCTACTGCGATAACCACCTCATCAAAGAGTTTGATAGCCTGCTCGATGACCCAGACGTGACCCATCGTGGGAGGGTCGAAGCTGCCTGCGTAGATCGCTCTCATGAAACCTCCACCCCTAGACTACTCCGGGCGGACTGCGGGGTAAGCTCAGGCCCCCGCCTGCTCCAGGTAATTGATGGCCCGCTCCCGCACTTCGTCCTCGATGCCGTCCATCCCCAGGATAGTCTCCTTGAGCGACACATTATCCTGCTGGGTCAACACCGCGCGCAGTCCTTCCACAAAGGTCTCGATGTTCATCTGCCGGGCCTCGGCCCGGACACGCCCATCGATGTCGAACACGTCCTTGGCCTTCCCCACCTTCAGCTTCCTCTCCGTGATATCGATCTTGCCCCCTTGGTCGAACCGCAGAATGGCACAGGAAGGAGTCCGTTTCAGGTCATCCTCGACCAGCGCCCCACGCGAGAGGCTGCCGATGTTCACGACCCACTTGCCCTTGGCGATCTCGGTGATGCCCTGGTTCTTGTGCCAATGGCCAAAGCACCACACGTCCGGGTCGAGGTTGGCCAGGTCGGAGTACTTCAGCACATCCTCGGCCCCGAAGAACTCCCCGCCCTCGCTACTCGCCAGGCAGTGAGCCACAACGACCAGGAAGTCCTCGTCGCCCTTGGTGATGCTGTGGAAGCGGTTCAAGTCGTACTCGGTGCCGTGGTAGGGGATGCCCACCACTCGGACACGGAGCACGGTCTTGTCCCCCTCGTTCAGATGGAAGATGGCCTCGTGCTCATCGAAGAGAGGGAGGAAGGTCCGGGTCTTGAGCAGTACCCCGAGCGGACTCTCATCGAGATACTCCATGCTCCCGTACTTCACGTCATGGTTGCCGACGTTGGCATAGACGGGAACACCCCCCGTGTGGACTTCAGCTACTCGCTGAACGAGTCGGTGGGTGTTCCTGACCGGACTCTTGATGTGAAAGAAGTCGCCCCCATCGAGAATGGCCTGGGCTTGCTCGTCCAGGGCGATCTCGGTGGTCTGGGACACCTTGTCCAGAATCGCAGCAGCCCAGTCATCCGTCCTCGACTGCGGGGCGGTGTCCGCCAGGTGAGCGTCAGTCCGCCAGATCAGGGTGATGCCATCTTCAGGTGTCATTGCACTCTCCCAACATGGAGCCACAGATCGGGCATTCACCCATATCACCCAGTAGCACCGTCACAGCCTTCTCGGCACTCTCCAGACTCACTTCCTCTCGGGCTACACCCGCCTCAAGGTCAGCGACCTTCTTGATGGCTGCCCCGTGACGGGTCTTCAGGTCTTGGAGAACACCCAGGGCGTCGAGGAACCGCGTTGCTGGCTTGATGTCGATGTCGATCTCGATGCCCTCAACTCCAGCCAGGCTTTTCACCCTTTGATCAGCGCCTTCATGCCGGAACTTGAGGTCTTGAAGCTCGTCGGCTTCATCGAGGAAGGCAGCCAGGGAATCAAACCCCTCGTCGTCAGGGACTTCAACATCCTCGATTCCCTGAAGGGCGTTGACGCCCTCTGTGGCCTCCGCCAGCCTATCCCGCAGGTCAGACAGCCCGAGAACGGCTTTCTCGACCACAGCGGCCTTCTGGAGCCCCTGCTCGATGCCCTGAACCTCGGTGTCCAGGTCGTCCAGACCCTCGAACCGCTTCAACTCGCCCTTGTAGGTCTCCCGGTCGGACATGCGAACCTTGAGCGTGGACCCAGCGGACCGGCGGTCCTTCTCCGACATCTTGAGGGCCCCGTTGAGCTGACTCACTCGCTCCACGTCCGCCACGGCCTCGGCCAGCACGCTACCGGGCTGGTCAAGCAAGAAAATCTGACCCGTGAACTGAGGAGCAAACTGGGGCCAGATGTCCCGGCCCCCAGCCTGGATGGGTATCACCCCCAGTTCACGAACCTCATCAGGAACCTGCTGACCCGGATGAATGGGACTCCCACCGTTGATGGTGTAGGTGGGCTTGTCCTTCTTCGCCGTGCCCTTTGACCACTCCAGCATCTTGCCGTCCGAGAACTTCACGGTGACGGTGGCCTTGGACTTCTTGTGCCGGACGAATCCTGAACCCTTGGTGTTCTGAAAAGCCCCCCGCAGGGCACGCATCAGGGCTGACTTCCCCGAGTTGTTCGGTCCGGTGATGACCGTGAACCCACCCACCTCAATGGCGGCATCCGCGATGCTCTGGAAGTTCTGAACCCTGACCTTGAACATAGGCTACTCCCCCCCCTCATCCTCCTCGACAACCTCGTCGCTCTCGTCGTCGGCCTTCTTGACACCACCCGTGAGGATCTCGTCAATGTCCGCGAAGTCGTCCTCCTCCGGTACGGGAATGTCTGCGACGGTACTGATCGCCATCGCCGCCATCGTCGCCTTGTACAGCTCCCCCCAGCCCCCGTCCGCTCCAGCCAGGGTCTCCCTGAAGGCATTCATACCCTGACCCCGGATCTCGGTGCCGTCCTTGCGCTCCCAGGTGTACCAGGCTCCGCCCTTCTTCACGACGCCATGTGAGGATGCGGTCTCGATCACCGAACGGACATCGTCAATGCCCTCACCGAACTTGATGTAGAACTCATCTTCGAGGCCCTGGCTACCGGCCACCTTGCACTTGTCGATCTTGAGCTTGACCTTCACACCGGAAGCCGCCTCCACATTGATGTGCTTGCGGGGGTCGTAGGACTTCTCCTTCAGCGACTTCACACGCTGAAGCCGCAATCGCAGCGCCGAATAGAACTTCCAGGCATTGCCGCCAGCCGCCGTGGTCTTGTCACCGTAGCCCGACATGTTGATCTTGTCACGGAGCTGGCTGATGCCGATCACGCAGGTGCCCGTCCTGGTGATGACCGTCTGAAGCTGCGGGAGGAACTGCGACCAGATTCGGGCCACGTTGCCCAGGCCACCACCACCGGAGCCGGTGCTGCCCTTGTCTTCGAGATCCTGGGACATGACAGCCTCGGGGATACCGGCGCTCACAGAATCCACGATGACGAGATCGACGCCCGCCTTGGCCATCGACCACATGACCTTGATTCCCTTCTCCAGCGAGTCGGTCTGTACCAGCATGAACTTGCGCTCATCCTGCACCGGGACACCGATGGTCGTGGCATAGGCCAGGTCGATGGCGTGCTCCCAGTCGATGAAGCACACGGTGCCACCCTTGGCGATGGTCGTCGCGGCTGCCGTCAAGGCAAATGTGGTCTTGCCTGCCGACTCCATCCCGTAGAGGTTGACGATGCGACCACGAGGAAGACCGGGACACGGCATCACGTTGAAGCGATTGGCACGGCCACCGATGAGAAAGTCGGCCACAATGGACCCTGTGGGAAGATGAGGAAGAGACTTCTTGAGCTTCCCCTCATCCACCTTCACAAAGGAATCATCCTTGAGCACCTTCGACACGATCTGTCGCCCCGCCAGCAGAGGGTTCTGCTTCTTCTCGGGGGCCTTGTCATCGGCCTTCTTCTTCGCCATTATCTTCCTCCTGGGACCATCTAAAGAATCTCTCATCCTCGCGATAGAGGATGCCTCGCTTGATTGTATTCCCGGCTTTCTTGCCGCGAACGAACGTGTGAATCTCAGTGAACTGCTTCTTCTCCAGAGGTGTCAGGTCACCCACCTCTATTACACCATCATGGAACAACCAGAACCTACCCGCAGCACGAGCGGCCCAGTAGCCGTCAGCCTCGTTATGGTTCCAACGACCCTTCCCACCCGTATCCGTCCTGGCACCCTCCACCATGTCCGGCTTGTTCATCTTCCAGCCCTTGGGCCGTTTGAGGAACCTATGGGCGTGCGCCTTGATCTGGCCAGGCGAGAAAAACACCACATCCACCTTCTCCAGGTGTAAGGCTTCACAGGTGAAGAGAAACAAGCCGTACATTCCTTCAGACCAGAGATCGTTGAACACGGGGTACTCAACCCCGAGACGTGTCACCCCCAAGCGTTGAATGAGGTTACGGACGTTAGACCTCATCTCGATGTAGCGAGCCACGAACAACTGCTTGGAGGATGTCTGAAAGCGCCCACGTTCAAGGCATCGGCTGGGCCCTGCACCATCGGTATCGTGCAAGGCCCAGCCGAAGTTCGTCAGAGAGGGGTCGAATCCGAGGACGCGCATTGGTCCTCTCCGGGCCGGGTGCTAGTCGAGGAGGTCGTCCACGAGGTTGTCGATGTCACCCTCTGCCACCGCAGGGGACGAACCGCCGGACACACCAGCCGAAACACCCGTGCCTCCAGCCAGCTTGTCCTTCACCTGCTCGATGGTCATCTCGCGACCCACCTCGTCCTGGATGGTGGCGGAGAGCGCCTGTGCCGCCTCGATCATCTTGGCGACGAGGGGACCGGCCTTGTCACTCTCCATCAGCTTGCGGAGCAGCGACTCCTTGCACGGGCTGAAGGTGAGCTTCTGGAACTGGGTGTCGTCGCACTTGGCCGTGATGTCGTGCTCCCCGAACGGGAACTCCTTGTGGATCTGCTGGAGCGACTTGTACTTGTCGCCGCTGATGACCCAGGGCAGAACCTCGGCCTCACCCTCCATCAGGCGGGTCTTGTTGACCTCTCCGTGCTTGTCGGTCGGCCACACGATGATCAGCGTGGCGATGCGGGTCTTGGGCGGTGACCCCGCGATCTTGGTGTACTCCGGCCCCTTGTTCACGACGTAGCCCACGGTGGGGATGTAGTGGATGGGGGCACCGATGAACTTGGGCGCGGGGGCACTGAAGTCGGGCTTGCCCACGTCCAGACCATCCCACCAGATGAAGGAGATCCGAGCCGTGTTGCCCTGCTCGAACTTGGCCCGCTTGCCCTTGTTGCCGATGTGGGCATCGTTCTGCCCGAAACTGAACTCCTGAAAACCGCTCATTGTTATAGCCTCCTCTTGGCTTTAGGACGAAACTGAGTCTATTAGACAGGTTTCGTCAGTGTCTCTCCTGATACGCGGCCCCTCTGAAAATGAGTCTCCCCCCGATCACATTTTCTCAAATGAGGCGAGTATCTCATCCACGGATGTCTCGTCAAGCTCGGGCTTGCCGACAGGTGGAGCAATATCATCCCCATCGAGAAAAGAATCGATCTGGTCAGTGGTCGCAGTGGATTTCAACTGGCTGTCGAGGTCAGGAGCATCATCGCCCAGGTCGAGTTCCGGCTCGGGTTCCGGCTCGGGTTCCGGCTCGGGTTCCGGCGCATCACCATCAGCAGCCGGGTCAATCGCATCGGCGTCCATCAGGTCATCGTCGGACTCATCCTCGTCTTCCTCGTCTTCCTCGTCTTCCTCGTCATCTTCCTCGTCGGGCTGCTCCATCGTGGGGGGGTCTTCCCAATCCCCCTTCTGCTCGGCCAGATGGATCTCGCCATCCACCCCTTGCAGG